CGGAGCCATCCTCGTTCTTGGCCAACGACCAAGAACCAGAAACCAGCCCATCATGAAAGTAGTTCGTTTCCACGCTCCAGAAGGTAGGAGGGACTTTCCCCCTCTCGCCAGCATTAGAGGGTGATCGAGGGCGGCAACGGCTCATTTCTTACCGTGACGGTCTCCGTTTTCACATTCAATGTCAGCCAGCGATTACAGTTCCGGCACCGCAGACGAACGATCCCGGACGTGATTACGAGCTCAGTGATGATCTTTTGCTGCTTGTATGCCTTCACATGAATGTAGGGAACCCCATCGCTCCCTGTTCCGGCTAACGCCAAGAGTGGGGCACGCGAACAGGAGCAACGGATCTCAAGATCCGAACTCATTTACCTGCTCCAACAGGACCCTCTCGAGGCCAGCAACAAACTCATCGGCCGAACTGAAGTGTTTCTTGGCTTCACCCATCCAGTGATTGGTTGTGCCGTAAAGTTTCTCGGTGGCCTGGAAGCACTCGAAATTATTGCGTTCAACATCATGCTGAACCGCCAGTTCCATCTTCTTGCGGAACCCGAGCGTGGCATCCATACCGGCCAAGCCCCCGTCGGACTTCTCGGCTTTGCGAGCCTGACCACGAAGGCGCTTCACGATGTCGGCCACCACCTGCTGGGTTGCTGTGGTCAACCCCTGGGTGACAGTCGATGTCGATGATGTGTCTCCACCACCGGTACCTTCTGGGCCCCCGCCGGAAGCCGAGGATTCGGTTTCGGTTTTCATGACTTGGCTGACCTCGTGCATGGTCATGCCGGCCGCCATTCCGAGTTCGTCGATGTCGGGCTTGATGACGTTCGCCTGGATGCTGGCAGTCAGCATGGCCCGGATCGTCTCGTCGGTGTCCTTGCCCAGCTTGCGCCAACGGAAGCGAGCCCGCGGAGCACGCTCGCTGAAGTTGAAATCAACCATCCGATTCAGGAGGAACCGGTCGAGGTACTCCGCCAGGTCCCCGGCAAGGGCGTTCATCATAAAGAAGAACAGGCGTTCGTGTGCTTGGCCGAGGTTGTACGAACCGATGTCGGCCGTGCGAAACAGCAGCACCGGCAGGAACATGGCCAGCGACATTTCTTCGTCGAGCCGCTGGAGGTACCGCTCGAAATCGGCGCCACGCATCTGAGATTCGAGGTAGTCGATGGTGTAGTCGAAATCGTGCTGATCGCCACGGCCACCCATGGTGCGGTCCGACGGTAGGACGACAGCGGCCTGGTTGCGGAGGTTCGTGACGATGCCCTCCATCACCTCCCGGCCGTTCATGAAGTTGCCGTTGCCCATGTCGACATCGTCGTCCAGTGGGGCGCGCCCGACCACGACCGGCTCACCGAATCGCTCGAAGTACCGGTTGCTGTAGAGGTGGATGATCTGGCTGAAGAAGTAGGGGGCGAACGCTGGTTTCAGCAGCTTCCGACCGTTGTAGTTGCCGTTCTCCATGAGCACTGGATACCAGAGCGAGTTCTCCACGGGGATCGGGTTCGAGGAACGATCCTGCTTGATGCCGTCGTAGATATATCGCTTCGGCTTGGCGTGGCCGGTCGGAGCCCAACCGTCGACGACCTTCCAGTTGACGTGGCATTCCTCGGGGATCAGGTCCTTGAGTTTGTTGACGTTGATCTGGTTGGTCACGAGATCGTTCTCGTATTCGATTGCCATTGGCGAGTAGCCCGCCCAGTATGCCTGGGACACGCCACGGATCAGCCGAGTCCAAATCGACCTCAGGTTTTCGGTGACGAAGTCCTCGATCCTCGAGTCTTCGCATTCGATCCACCAGTCGAGCTGATGCATGGTGAAGGTCAGAATCGCGAGCGAGACGTTGATCTGGTAGTGGTCCCGCATCGAGCGATAATCGGCCAGAGTGAGTTTCGAGAGGTCGAACTGGAGCAATGCCCCACCGGGCAGCTCGTATCGCAACATGTTGGAATTGGGTCCCGACCATGCGCCGAACGCCGGTCCGGTTTTGGGTGGACGCGCCTTGGTGAACTTCTGTGTCGATGGCACATGCAGTCCGGCGTCGTTCATTTGGAAACTCATCAGACCCCCTTGGGTCCTCTCGCCGCACCAGAGGGAGCCCGTGGCCCATGCCACGAAACATCGCCCTTGTAGGCTGGATGAAGTGTGCTGTCACCAGCCACACGTTGTGCTTTGTATGTTGCGATGCTTGTGACTCGACGGTGGTATCGGCGGTCACCCATCAGGGTGAACGTGCAACCAGCCATGGAATCGGCCACATCCTTGCTACCTGTTGGAGGATGGTCCACCTTCTTCACCGCATCCACTAATTCAGTGAGCTCTTGCACACCAATCTGAACCAGCTTGGTCTCATCTTGGCGACTACGGACCAGATATGGCGGGAAGGCGACCCGGTCCTCGTAGATGGCTTCACGCAAGTCGTAGTAAGGCAACATCTGTTTGTCGACCGAAAGATAGTCGGTGGCTATCTTCCGTCTGGGGAGCTGTTGCATGGTGTCAGATGACTCGAAACCATCCATCGTGACGAGCTCCAACTTGAACTTTAGGTCTTGTCGGAGGTTGTAAATGAAGTGTCGCACCTCACCGAGGAAGATTTCATGGCCTGGTGGAGCGGTCTTCTGCCAGAGCAGATCGAACACGATGAAGGGTTTGAGTTCGCCGTCGATTTCGATCATCTCGCGGACGTGACCCATGGCGAACCCGAGCGCATCACCGTTGCCGGAGAACCCGATGTCCAGATGACCCACCCGTCGAAGCGTGTCGCCGCATTTGAACCAAGGAGCCAGGCGGCCGTCCTCGTCGACCGGTGGTTCGTCACCGTAGTACTCGACCCAACGGTCCACACATTCGTGGATCTTGTGGGTGAGGCTGATGAACGGGTCGCCGACCGCCGGCGGAATGCCAGCCAGATCCTTCAGTGCCTTCTCGGGTTGTCGCCTGAACTCGTCGTGGTAGGTCATCGGGATCTCGAGGACGTTCTCGCCGATCTCGAGTAGCCCGTTCGCTATGACCTGCGGCGGAATCATCTGCTTGCGAAGCACGTCGTAGTAGAACTTCTCGACCACACCCTTGTCGTTGGCGTAATACGCGTCGCCGCGGGACTCCCAGATCGTCATGTTCTCGGCGTAGGCGTCGTCGCGGTTCATGAATTCTTGGTACATCGCCTCGGCGAAACCGGACTGGCTCTTGCGCTGACCGATCAGAACGATCAGACCCTTGTCGCCGTACCTAGACGTAATACGGTTAACGATCGTCTCGTAGCCGACCTGGGCGTACATCTTCCGGTCGGTGACCTTGTGGGAGTCGATTTCGTCGATCACTCCACCGAGCACGTTGTAGCCCTCGAACTGTGTGTCCTCGGAACCGCCGGGGATGATCACGACGTGCTTGGAGAACTCGAACCGGTTCTTGAACTTGGGATCGTAGGGGTACTTCTTGAACCACGGCGAGTACTTGATCCGTTCCTTCACGTCGCCGAAGATCACGTCCTTGGCCTGCGTCTCGGAGGTCGACATCATCATGAAAGCGATACGTGAGCCATCCATCAGTCCGAAGAATTTCTGAGGGTTCCGCAGACACAACGTCCAGTGAACGAGGTAGGTCAACACGATGGAAGCGATGGTGGTCTTGCCGATGCCGATGCCGCCAACGATGATCGCGCGCAGAACCTTGGATGGGTTCTCGGGTTGCGGGTCCTCGCCCATCACGGCCACGAGGGCCTCACGAACGCGGTCCCGAGTCAGGTCAGCCACGGCCAGATATTCGGGGCCCAAGAATTCCTCGAGCGAGGCAGGGCGTTCGACGAACTGTGGATGGTCCGTCAACCAATCAAACTCTTCTTCAGGAGTGAGCATTAGGCAACCTCGTCGAAGTCCTGACTACGAATCATTTCCTTGGCGTAGTCACACAATCCCATAGTGTTGTGGCTCTTACTGTGCCTGTCCATGAAAAGGTAAATCTCATCCTGGATGTCGACAATCAGAACCCAGCCATTTGGCAATTCGGGAGCATCGGGCATGATCAGTCCATCCATACACATGCCGTCGATGGTGTTTTCGATTTCTTCAACATTCGGGATTTCAGTCATCATCAACCAGGACTGCATCCACGATCGGAGACAGCGCCTTGGATGGCAACACACCCGTTCGCTGGTAGTCCTCGACCATCTCGAACGTGATGTCATCCGGCGACCAGCCGGCCTGCTCCAGCTCGGCTCGCGCCGCCGCCACGAGCTGCTGTGGAGACGACGCCGTGATGACTCCGGCGCCGACGTTGTTCTGGATCGCCACCAGGGGACGGTTGAGTTTCGGGTCGACCAACTTGGCTAGGTCGACGCCCTGACGGAACAGGGAGTTGACCAGCTTGGAAACCTCGGGACTGAGATCCTCCTCGGTCTCCTCCCAGTCGAGTCCCTTCTCGAGGCGCGTGGCGTTGATGTCCATGAGCTGCATGAGGCCCTGGGTGATCATGCCCGAGTCGCGGGTCTTGAAGAATTTGGCGAGCTCACTACCAGATGATCGGGGCAAGGTGCAAACGCTTTCGGCTCGATAGACGTAGCAAGAGGATGCCAGAGAACAGATGTCGCAGGCAATCATGTCAGTGGGTCGTTCCGCTCGAGGCGGAATTCTTTTCACGATATCCGGCTTCCACGAGGCAGTCGGAGTCTCAACGTCAACTTCATCGTTACTGCTGACGACCGACGACCCCACGCCGTCCTGACCCCAGTTCGCTGCCGAGTACTTCAGACACTGGATCATGTATCGGCACCGGGCGGCCGGTTCAGACAATTCGGACGGCTTGAACCCGACAGCGCGGACCGTCACGGCATGATCGTCGGCGTCGCGCCAATTCATCCGGCGACCATTCGGGAGGTACAGGTCACCACCAGAGGCCGGTGCCCGCGGGTCGAAGTCGAAGGACCTGAACCCCAGATTGAACATCGTGCTATAGGCGTAGGTCCCGTGGATGAACAGCTCAGCCTTGGGATGATCCTTCTGGACGTTGTGCAGCATCTCGTAGAAGGCGCGCATACTGGCAGCGTTGGGTAGGTCGGTCAGAACGATCATGTGCTTCTGACCCTCGACCGGGATCTCGTCGATCTCGGCGCCAGGAATGATGTACGGCTCCGGGTCGTCGCCGGCCGGGTTCTCCAACATCCACGCGAGTAGCTCCATGGGGTCTACCCCATATTGCCAGGTCGGATAGACCGCATCGGGGCGAGTGGAGCCCGAGCTGTACGCCGCAGTGCCTTGGTCACCAACATGTAACATTCGCCAGTGATCGAGGTGAGGGGGCATCCACACGTTCATGAAACTCGTCGGGTCGATGTTGCGTTTTGCCGTGTATCCACGGTCGAACACGACGTCCACGGTGGTGGTGTCGATCAGCTCTTGGATGTAGCCACCAGGGTTGCGGAACCAGATTTCAGGCATGGACGACAACCTACCTCGTTGAATGCCACCACTGTCATTTGGGGACCAGCTACAGTGACCATCCCATGCCCCACTGGAGGGGAGCAAATGAGCGAGGAACTAGCCCGTTTGATCGGCCATCGGTTGATCGCACGCAAAGATGTGAAGGCGCTGCAAACACCCGACAAGGGGTACCAACGACGCAAGCGTGGCTTCACGATGAAGAACATGGACGAGCACATCGAGGGCACCCGCTCGTGGGGCCACTACCTACTCGACACGGACTCGACGACCAAGATCTTCGCCTTCGACATCGACGTCGACAAGGAATACCGACACATCGTCACCAACGAATCCGACCCACAGTTCGAGCGAATATGGTTCCTGTTGCAGACGATGGCCGACGGGCTCGGGGCACGCTCTCATCGGATCACGACCGAGTCGGGGGTCGATTGCACGACCGTTCTGAGCTACGGCGGCGGCAAGGGCCTGCATGTCATCGGGATCTTCAAAGACCCCCTTCCTGCCTCTGCAAGTAGGTCCCTGGCGGAGGCGATTCTTGGCTCCTTCAACTGCTTTGAACTGGTCCGTGGAGATATATTTTGGAAGCACACAGACCACTACCCAGAGCTCACGATCGAGGTCTTCCCGAAGCAGACGGAGGTCAGCCCTGGCAGCTACGGGAACCTCATGAGACTACCTCTGGGCATCAATGCCAAGACCGGACGAGACGCCTTTTTCGTGCGCCCCGGCAAGATCCTGACCCCCGACGATCCGATCTACACATTGCGGGAGGGCAGTTTCAGGTGAGCGACATCGACGATCAGGTGGCCCGAATCAAGCAGTTCACCAAAGAGAATTTACCCGAATTCAGAAAGCGGGAGGCCGCCGACAAAGAGGCTGCCGACAAGTACGCCGACCTCGTCCCCGACTTCGGATCAGACAACCCCGAGACACGAGAGATCGACGACCTGCTCGACCGTGTCGACATCATCACGGCATACCAACGATGGTGCAGTAAATCGGGGACATTCGACATGAAGGTCGGCCGGCGCACCGACGGCATCATGATCCGATGCCCCATACCTGGCCACGAGGACAAGACGCCATCAGCGTCACTGAACACCGCCAAGGACGTGTGGCACTGCCACGGGTGCGAGCAGGGCGGCGATGCCTACGACCTGGCAGCGTGGCATTTCGGCTACGCTGTGCCGGGCTACAAAATGGGACAATCGTTTCAGAAACTACGGCAAGACATGGCCCGAGGATCTGGGCCTGACCATCGACCGCACCGGCGAAGTGAAACCCATTCTCCCTGACCCAACTGTCGCCGTGACAACGACGGCACCAACCAAGAAGGACGTAGAACCTGTACGAGTACAAGTACAAGAACCTGTACTCATCATTCCGAGCACACCGGTGGCGGACGCACCGGATCTGACAGAAAAAGACAACGTGATCGAGCTAGTGCCCTCGGTCAACGAGACCGCCGAAAGCGACGCGGTCACCGGGGATTCAATTCCCTGGGAGTCCTTCGTCGCACGAGGGACCTTCCTGTGGAACTACATGGTCGAAGCCGACAAGGACCCCTTCCCCACCAATTTCCATCTGTTCAACGGCCTCATGCTGTTGTCAATGGCCAACGGCCGGTACTGCCGGATCGACACGGGCACGGGCAGCATCGCCGGGAATCTCTACATCTGCCTCTACGGCGGGACAGCCAGCGGTAAGACACAAACGTGGGCCCTGGCCAAACGCATCCTGCGTGACGCAATTCCGTATGACGGTGCCGGGCCATCGGCCGGGGCTCGTCTGATCGGCAACCCCGCCAGCCCCGAGGGTATCCACGATGCCTTCCACAAGGTCATCGAAGACCCCGTGCTCGGCGAAGAGACCTACCCTGTCAACGGCATCGTCTACGCAGACGAATTCGCATCCATCCTGAACCGACGGGCAGGCAACGACGTCAAGCCCATCCTCACCGAGTTCTATTCAGCATCGGGCCCCGAGAGCCGCACCAAGGCCGGTGGCAACGATGTGACAATCGAGGAGCCCTTCTGCTCGTTCCTGTCCGGCACACAGCCTCGCGCCATCAGGAACCATCTCGCCCAACAGGACGCCGACTCAGGGTTCCTGAATCGAATCATCTTCGCCCACGCCAACCCGAAGCCACCGCGATCCATGCTGGACGGCACCAAGTACGACGAACGTAGCCTGGTCGACATACTCCGGCGGGTGTGGATCTGGTCAGAGAAGAATTCCCAGACCCTCGAGTTCACCGAGGAAGCAGCCGAGGTCTACCGAGAGTTCTGGGCTCGCTCAATCGCTCCCGCCATCAACGGGGACGACGATGCTCTCAAGGCGTTCACCGCTCGCATCGAGATGCACCTGTTCAAGATGCTGCTCTTGATGGCGATCAACGAGGAAGAAACCGAAATCAGTGCTGAGCTCGTGGGTCGAGTGTGTGAAACCATGTTCGTAGTTTTGTCCGAGAGCTACCGCAACGTGAAGCAGGACATTGAGCGCGACGACGTCAGCGAAGACATCAACCTGTTGATCGACTACATCGACACCTTCACGGCGAAGCAGGGATACCCACCGACCGCCCGAGACCTCAACCGCAGGACGCCATTGCGCCGGTTGAAGATGGGCGAGCTACGGAACGTCATCGCTCTGGCCGAGGATCTCGGACTCGTGGATCGGTCGATGTATAAGACGTCCGATGAAAAGGGCAAGATCGCTCGGTTCCACACGGTCAAGTAAGCGCGCCCGGCGCGTCCCGCTCGAGTGAATCATTATACCGATCGGTAACCCCGTCAAAGAACGTATTATACTCTTCAATATTTATATGACCGCACAATCATAAACCCCTGGTCAGAGCAGGTTTAGTCACTCGCCGGCGCTGGCGGCCACCCGCCCACTTGTCAAAGAACATTCCAAGGTATGACTGCGCCGGGCGCAGTGCCGGCGCGCCGGGCGCGGCCCCACAAAGAACAGAGGGTGGGGCCCTGGGGACCCCACCCTCTTTCCTGAGAAACGGTGGACCGCCTTGGGTGTGTGCCGCACCCCAGCGTCCAATCCCGCCTCGAATCTGACCTACCCAGTCAGATCAGGTCTCTGGTAACGACACCTCGCCGTCCAGACTGATGGTGACGGGCCACGGGCCCGGAGGGAAGTTGCCAGCGTCTCCTGGGAGCCCTGGGGGGCCCTGAGAGCCGGTCGGACCGGGAACACCCTGGGGACCGTGCGGCCCAGCGGGGCCCTGTGGTCCGGGGGGACCAGAATCGTGGGTATCGGCCATCATGGCGTTGTGGAGCATCACGTGAAACCGGAGCTCATTCACCGGAGCGTCGGCTACGCCAGACCCGTCGGTGACGGCACTTTCGATGGTCCAGACAATCGCATCCACGGCCCAGGGCGGGGCCACGGGTTTACTCACGTCACCTTTGATGCCGTCGTAGTATTCCCTGATTGTTGGCATGGCAAGGTCCGAATCTCCTGGAGGGGCAAGTCCCATATTAACGTATCGCACGAGTTGCAAGGCCACTCGTAGTCGCATATCTCCGCCATACGACATATCAATCTTGCGGCTCGTCCACTCCTTGTGATGGATGCACCGATTCACGGACCACCCGAACTCGAGACAGTGGGCCGCCGCTATCTTGACCGAAGTATCTATCTGTTCCGCCGTGTACGGATCGGAACCATTACCGAGATTCTCGATCTCAACACCGACCCAGTGTTTGTAGCCGCGCATCGTGTTGATGCGGCGCGCTCGCACCTGGGCAACCGTCATGGGAACCTCATCGCGCTTGGCGCGCTCCAGAACCTCGGGGTCGCCGCTGCCTGGGTGTGCAGTCCTGTTCACCGACACGACATGGCACACGCCGGACTTCGGGGTGTAATACTGCACCAAAGCCTTGTTGACGATCAGACCCAAACTGTTGGTGCCGGCCGTGTGATGGAAAATGAACCCTTGAGGATCGAACGGCGCCGTCAGGACGCCGAGCTTCCACGAGGTGCGCTTCTTCCAGCCAGGGCGCTCGATGACTTCGATGCCGTAGTGTCGGAGGACTTCTGGGGACAGCGATTTGATC